GCTACCCCGCAGGGCAACTTGATGGACGGCCTGTACGCTGATCTGAAGCTGCAAGCTGGTTTTGAGAATGCAGAAGACTGCTGATGGTCAAAGCACAAGCGCTAAAATTTGGGTTGAAAATACGCCAGAAACCGGCGAAAATTGACCTATGAGCGGCCCTTTTTTTGGCGGGAATTTTTTTGCTGGCGGCTTCTTTGCCGGCGTTGTGCAAGCAACTGAGCAACTTTTGATCAAGTTGCGGTCATTCACTGAACGTAGGAGATTTTAATGGCGATCAACCTCAAAGCAATCACGTCAGTGATGGGCTACCAGCAGATAACAAGTCTTAGCTCGGCAACTCGACTGACAGTCCCTCAACGTGACTTAAACGGCCTGGTAGGCACGCCCCGCATTGCTATCATCACCCCTGAAACGCAAAATGTGCGCTGGCGCGATGACAACGTAGCCCCCACGGCTTCGGTTGGAATGCCGCTGGCCGCTGGCGTCACTTTGCAGTACGATGGTGACCTGTCTCAGATTCAGTTCATTGAGCAAACTGCTGGGGCCAAGCTCAACATTACCTATTACTCTTGACGAGGTCATCATGCAAATTTCCAATGACACCCCGGCGCTGAACTACGTTGAGTACTTCACCAAGCAGTTGCCTATTGACCTAGCTACGATGGCCGCGTTGCGTGACGAACTAGCCGTGCGCCAAGGCGCCTTGTCGGCTGCTCAAGACGCAATCAAAGACCGCGATGCAGCCAAACGCGAGCTAGAAGCCGCTAAGGCAGAAGCTGCAAGCATCAAAGTTGACGCAAAAGCTGACCGTGATGCGGCTGCACAGGCGCTGGCCGAAGCTCAATCAAACGCCAGCAAACTGAACGACGCCGCCTCGGCGGCATCAAACGATGCAATCGCACGGGAAAAAGCAGTGGCAACGCGTGAAAAACAAGTTGCAACGGCTGAAGCTGCGCTAACCAAAGACCAAGAACAACTGGCTCAGCAACAAGCCACGCTGGTTGCTGACCGAGCCGCACTTGAGGCTCGCGTCAAAGCCTTCCAAGACAAAGTTGCCGCGCTCAGCGCGTAAGGACACGACATGCCCGCTGTAAATCTTTCCCCGGTAGGCGGCGCTGCGGCCCAGTTCTTCACCAACACGGGCGCTGTCCTGACGGGCGGCAAGCTGAACACATACTTGGCAGGCACCACCACGCCTGCAACTACTTACACGACCAGCGCCGGAAATGTGCCTCGCACCAATCCCATTGTGTTGGACGCCGCAGGCCGTGTACCCGAAGGCGGAGAAATTTGGTTAACTCAGGGCGTTGTTTACAAATTTACATTGACGGATAGTAGTAACGTTTTAATTGCAACTTATGACAATATAAGCGGCATTAGCGGGTTAACACTACCTATAGATTCTAGCAATATAACCTACGACCCACCGTTCACCGGGTCTGTGGCAACCAACGTCGAAGCCAAGCTGGCTCAGACTGTCAGTGTTTTAGATTTTGGTGCTGACCCTACTGGGGTTGCTGACAGCGCGGCGGCTTTTGCTGCGGCAATTGTTGCCGCAAAAAATGTGTACGTTCCCACCGGAACTTACGAGATTGGGTCAAACATTTCAATCACGACACCTGTTTGCATGTATGGCGACGGCCCTAGCGCAACAGTTATCGAAAGAAATTACTCACCTGTGTCTGACACACAAGGTGTGTTTGCATTTTCTGGTGGCGGTACGATATGCAGCATCAGCAACATGACCATTCGTTCAAAGACTGGTCAAACGGGCGGCTGCTTAGTTAGTATCGTGTCCGGTGCTGCTGACTTGCTTGGTTTGTATCGTTTTGATTACGTGAACTTTACGACCACCGGAACTAGCACTCATCAGTACACCATCTACATGGATGGTACCGCCAAAACTTCTGCGCCTATTGGCATTCGCGGCGTGGACTTCACTGCTTGCTCGGTGTTTGGTGGTGGCATTTCGACAATGCTAGTCAAAGGCGTTCTGAAGTTTAGTTTTTTAGGCGGCGGCGTGTATACAGCTGGTGGAGTGGCTGGGTCAAACATTCGCTTTGACGGTGTTGCTGCTGTTCCCACTCAAAGTTTTACATTCTTACCATCAGATTGTTCTTGCCCTGTCAGTTTTGATTATGCGGAACTGGGCATTTTTGGATGCGGTGTCATGGGCGCAATTACCAACACCGCCAACACTGAGAACGTCTACGGGTTTGGCTTTAGCAGCAGCATCCAGCAGAACTGGGGTAATTCGATGTTTTTTGATACATCGACTGGCTTAAAACTTACCTCCAACCAAAAAATCTCAAATCAAGGTGGGGCAGATGGTTTTGCTTTAGAGATGCTTGGAAACATAACAGGCTATTCTAAATCTGGGTCAGTTGCCGCTATTGGACAAACGGGCGTTGGGTATTCAACTGTTTGCCCTGACACTCAAACATTTGGTTTTGCAAATCAAACTGGAAAACTATTCACAGTTTCAACAGGCGGCGGCGCATCTGCTTTGGTTTTTGCTGATTACAAATCTACTACCATAACTTTGGTTGCCAATCCATCAAGTGAATTTCAAGCCTCCTCAACACCAAGTGCCGGCACTACTGGAATTTACAAATCTGTAAATTCGCATCAAATCAGCATTAAAAATAACACTGGTTCGTCAACAACTTATTTAGTGCTAAATGTTGGCTCAGTTACTGGCACAACAGACCCATCGTAAGGATTAAAAATGTATCGCAAGCATGGTGAAGATTTTGTGGTTGACGTTGACAATGTTTGGCCTATGATTCCAGTCAACGATCCTGATTACCAAGATTGGCTGGCGCAAGGAAATGCCCCGCTTGAACAAGATGAGGGGTAATCATGGCAGATACAAAAATCTCTGCGCTTACTAGCGCAACCACACCGCTTGCAGGCACAGAAGTTTTGCCAATTGTTCAGTCCGGAACAACTGTAAAAGTAATAAAGTATTGACGCCAAAGCAATTTGGTGTAAGATTAAAACAACTGTATCGGCCCAGTAGACCGAGGTTCCAATGGAACATGAAATGACTGAAGAAGTCCAACAAGCCTTAGCGGAAGTTGAATCCGCGCCAGCACCCGAGGCGACGGCCGCCCCGGAGAATGCACAAAACGCGCCGGAAGTAGCTGAGAGTCAACCCGAGCAGACGCCCGAGGAGAAGAAATTCACCCAGGCTGAGATCGACGCGATGATCAGCAAGCGCCTTGCCAGAGAGCAGCGCAAATGGGAACGTGAGCAGCAGGCCAAACTTGCCCAACCGCAAGCGCCAAGAGAAGTCCCGCCTATCGACCAGTTTGAGTCCCCTGATGCCTACGCGGAAGCGCTGGCCGTCAGAAAGGCTGAAGAACTGATCGCGCAGCGAGATTTCCAACGGCAGCAGGCTGAGATTAACGACGCTTACCACGACCGTGAGGAAGAGGCCAGGGCCAAGTACGACGACTTTGAACAAGTCGCCTACAACCCGCAGCTTCGAGTCACTGACGTGATGGCCGAGACAATCAAGGCGTCCGACATGGGGCCGGACCTAGCCTACTGGCTGGGAACCAACCCGAAGGAAGCTGATCGCATTTCCCGCTTGGCACCTCTTTTGCAGGCCCGAGAGATTGGGAAGATTGAGGCCAAACTTGGCTCCAATCCTCTTGTGAAACCGACTACGTCTGCGCCTGCGCCTATTTCGCCTGTTACCGCACGCACCAGTGGAAGCCCGTCCTACGACACGACTGATCCTCGCTCGACGAAGACTATGACTGATTCGCAGTGGATTGAAGCTGAACGTGCCCGGCAGATGAAGAAGTTGCAAGCACAAATGAACCGCTAAAACTTTGAAAGGACCGCCGAAATGGCTAATAGCATTCTTACCATTGACATGATCACCCGGAAGGCTCTCGAAATCCTTGAGAACAACCTGGTGCTCACCCGTAACGTGAACCGTCAGTACGACGACAGCTTTGCTGTTGAAGGTGCCAAGATCGGTTCGACCCTGCGTATCCGTCTGCCTGACCGCGCTCTGGTCACCGACGGCGCCGCCCTGCAAGTGCAGGACGACAACGAGCAGTTCACCACCCTGACTGTGTCTTCGCAGAAGCACATCGGCGTGAACTTCACGTCTGCCGAACTGACCATGCAGTTGGACGACTTCGCAGAGCGTGTTCTGAAGCCTCGTATCAGCCAGTTGGCCTCCAGCATCGACGCTGACGTGGCAAACAGCTACAAGTACATTGGCAACACCGTTGGCACCCCTGGCACCACGCCCGCCACCTCGCTGGTTCTGCTGCAAGCTCAGCAGAAGCTCAACGAGAACGCTGCTGTGATGTCGCCTCGCTACGCCACCGTCAACCCGGCTGCTAACGCTGGTTTGGTCGAGGGCATGAAAGGTCTGTTCAACCCCACCGACACCATCAGCAAGCAGTTCAAGAACGGCATGATGGGCATGGGCGTGTTGGGCTTCGACGAGATCAACATGTCTCAGTCGATCAAGCAGTTCACCACTGGTTCGCGTACCGCTACCGGCGGCACCTTGTCGGCTGCTGTGACTACTGAAGGCGCAACCACCATCGCCATCACCGGCGCTGGCGCAAGCGCTACTGTTCGGACCGGCGATGTGTTTACCGTTGCTGACTGCTACGCTGTGAACCCGCAAACCCGTGAATCCACTGGTTCGCTGTTCCAGTTCGTCGCAGCCGCTGACGTGACCCTGAACGGCTCTGGCGCTGGCAACATCACCGTGACCCCGATGTACTCTGCCAACCACGCTTTGGCTACCGTGGACGTGCTGCCGCAAAACAGCAAAGCCGTGGTGTTCGTTGGTGCTGCTTCCAGCCAGTACGCCCAGAACTTGGTGTACCACAAGGATGCGATCACCTTCGCTACCGCCGACCTGCTCCTGCCCCAAGGCGTGGACATGGCCGCTCGCGCTGTCCATAATGGCATCAGCCTGCGCGTTGTTCGTCAGTACGACATCAACAACGACCGTATGCCCTGCCGTATTGACGTGCTGTACGGCTACAGCGTGATTCGTCCTCAGATGGGCGTTCGCCTCTGGGGCTGATTGAATGGGGGCTTCGGCCCCCGTCTACACATTTATTTTGAAAGGATCTCATCATGGCTCTCCCTAATGGCGCAGGTGGTTATCAAGTCGGTGCTGGTAACCGCGCAGAAACCCTCATGAGTGCAATGGCTGCACCGCAGACCGCAACTACAACCGCAACTCTGACCGCCGCTCAAGTGGTCAGTCAGATGCTGGTTGCAAACCCCGGTTCTGGTGCTGCTGCTACCTACACTCTGCCCACTGCTGCGTTGATCGACGCAGCCGTGCCCAACGCTACCGTTGGCAGCACGTTTGATCTGGCGCTGGTTAACATCGGCACCAGCTCGGGCACCGCAACGCTGGCAACCGCTACTGGCATCACTGACGGCGGCAACGCCTTCACCGTCGTAGCTGTTACATCTAGCGCACTGTTCCGGTTCCGCAAGACCGGCGACGCTGCGTACACTGTGTACAAAGTGGCCTAAACCTAATGGGGGCTTCGGCCCCCATTTTTAAAGGATAGAACATGCCTAATACCAAGCCTGTAGGCGTCGCGTTTAGCGACCCTGAATTGACTTCTGGCACCACTGTAAGTGGTGCAGTAATTGACGGCAGCGCAATCGGTGCAACAACGCCATCAACCGTGGTCGGCACTACTGTTTACGCTACAACCGAAATCGGCTACACCGCCGCCGCACAAGGTACTGTGACGCAGGCAACCAGCAAATCTACGGCGGTCACGCTGGACAAGTCTGCTGGTCGCATCACAATGAACAACGCATCGTTGGCAACCGCCACCAATGCGACGTTCGTTTTGAACAACAGCACCATTAGCGCCAACGACGCGGTGATTTTGACCATCTCTGGCGGGCAAGCTACTGCTGGCTCATACAAC